CTCTCCGCTTGATATTCCGGTATAGGTCACTGTCTGGACACTCGAATTCGACAAGCCCTTGAACGATTTATAAACGTTAGTGGAATCCGCCGTGCTACTGAGAGAAAGGGTCTTATCCAAGGAAGACAATATACCGAAGTCATAATTGGCCTCAGCGTAATTGATACACTGGAATGTAAGGGTCGTTCCGCTCAGTCCAACAGTATTGCTCACTTGGGAGAATCCGAGGTCATTGTTGACGGCCTTGATTTTGAACATTGTCCCAGGTTTCAGTTCAACCTTACACATTGCATAAGAATTGTGAACGCCCTTGTTTTTGCTCTCCCAATACCCGTTACTGTTGACAGCGAATCCATACGAAGCCCCAGAAACAGGCACCACATTGCACGTCCCTCCGCTGGACCTAGATTCCTCCGGGATAGTGTATTGAAATCCGGTTTCTGCGTCATAATCGACCGTATCAATAAGCGTGTCGTTGGCGTAAATCTCAACGGATTTCGCTTCCGATACAATGTCGGTGGCAGTCAGGACCCAATCTGTCATAGTCAGGGTGGGTGTGGGCAATCTCAAATCAAGGTTTCTGGAATTACTCTCTGCCTCGAATCCATCACCGGATACAACTATTTTTACAGCATGACTAGCATTATGATACGGGTAGTTAATCATGCTGAACGTGCAAGTAGTCCCGGTCTTATAGGCAACTGTATCGACTAAAACGCCGTCGATGTACAGACTTACATTCTGCACAATATCCAGAAGATTTCCGGCAGTCAGAATCAGATTTTCCATGGAAAAGTTGGGTTTCAGAGTGTATTCAAGAGTGGTCAGTTTACTGTCCTGAGAAGTCTCGGCGGTGCAATACGCCGAGAAGGTGTGAGGATTGTAGTCATGGACGTAATTGCTCAAGGTAACATCTCTTGTAGGGCATAGCATATACGGTACAAATCCGAAACACGAACCAACACCGGTCGAAGTGCTAGAATTTGCCGTTCTTCTCACTTTGAATTGAATAAAATGCTCTCCCTTATCCACAAAGAAAACTACCGTATCGCAAGAAGTAGAATGGGCTGTGCCGCTATACGATTTCGTAAGCAGAGAAGTGCTGTCCGTGGCCGAAGTTGTGGAGAGTGCTGTGTCCAACTTACCCACAGTAAGGTAGTTGCTAGCGGGTGTACTCGCTCGACTGTAACATCTTAGTCTGAGCAAAGTGTACTCAGTTACCACTAAAGAGAGTTGCCACACTGACACGGTGCTACTACTGTCATAATCACTATTTGTATTGTAACTATAAACACCATAGTTCTTTGAACAATTAACCCCTGTTATGGTACTTACCGAAAATGTCAGCCCGTTTACTGTGTAAATTTCTTCTCCGTCCATCAGTAGGTGGATTTTTTCTGCATAGTGAGAAGGTTCTAGGGTCATAACCCCATCGTTTATCGAAATGTCCGGCGTGTTTAATATTGGGGTCTTAGGTAGTTCATCGCAGAATTTCAGGACAACGGGACCTGTGACGTTATTCAACACAATTTTTCCCATGCCCTCACGGCACATTAAGTTATACATGGCCATATTAGCAGATTTATCAAGGACCCCCAAATCGTTATCATACGTCGGTGAAAACGCTTTTCCACCCATCGTGCAAGATTCCAGCACCGGGGGGAGGAAGTAATAATTTCCGAACTGCTTGCTACCCACCAAGAGAGTGAGGCTTTTACCGTTGGAGATAGCGTCATACTGGTAGTTATCACTTACCGTTTTTGAGGGAATAATTTGCAATCCCCACAGTGCCGTAGACGGGAGCGCTACCGAATTAGGGTCGAATCCGTCTCCCTGTACTTCGGCAGTACGACTTACAATTCCGTCCTCGCCGTCGTACAGGCTCACATCCGGGATTGAGAAGGAGCCACCTACACCGGTGATGTCTTTCTCAGTGATGGTCCCACTCGCTTTCTTAATCACCAATTTCTTTGCAAAATTCCCGTTCGTGCTAGGGTTGGTGATTGTAAAATTAACGTATGCATCGGAAGCGGACTGAGACACCGTGGGAGGATTCAGTTTCGGAGTGACCAGCGTACCTTCCACCCCTGCAATCACAACGCCATTCTTTATCACTTCCGGCTTGAGGTTTTCCGGCTTTTTGATAGTGGCTTTTCTCAGCAGCTTGCCCTTCGGGAGAGACAGCTTCTGGTCTCCGTCTGCGAGAGCCAGTTCAATTTCCTCCCCATCAACTACCTTGCCATAGGTAAAAGTAGCCGTTTTCCCCTCGGTCGGAGTGTCCACTGTGACAGTATCAACCTCTGTATAGGTGATTGCCTCGGCGGAGCGGTTAAACAGTACCACGTCCACACCGGGTCTTACCTCGATAGATGCCGTGTGGGTCGTAGCCTCCGTGTCAGTGGAAAATGCTTTGTTGGAGGGGTCCGTGGTATAGATGAAGATAAACGGCTCTCCTGTGTCCTCCTGGCCGATGATACCGGCATTGCCGAGGCCGATACCGCTCACGTCATTCAGGGTCAGTTCCTTTGCCTGACATACATACGGGATCCCGTCCCAAACCACATTGTATCTCTCGCCAGCGGTCAGCGTGAACAGCGTGGATTCAGCGTTCCACATATATAGGTTGTAGGTCTCGTCCAGAGCAAAGGACAGTTCCTGTTCTTCCATTTTCTTCACCTCTTTAACTGATACGCAAGTCTCCGTCAAACTGAACAGCGTCGTAAGCCTGACGGATGTACAAATCACCATTGTTGTAAACCGGGTCAATCCAGGTAGACGGATTCACATAGTTTTCAATGGTAGCGTGAACTTTCGACACCCCGGAAACTGCATTGCACAGGGCTTCCGCAGGGGTACTTTCTATATCAACCGCTGTTGCGGAGTGGATTTCTTCTGCGACACCCAGAGGGAACCCATTGGGGGAGGCTACAAGGGTGAGTTTCGTCTTGGATTCTGCTTTCGCCCTTGCTTCTATCAGGGCCTTATCCGGGGTGACAATCTCGCCCAGACCGTGGGAAACTTCCTTCACACCGGCTTCCTGATAGATGATTTTGCCGGTAGTGAGTTCACCAAGACCTTGACTGTAAGAATCATCCCCGCCCTCGATAAACTTCGGGAGAATGGCAATCGCCGTCCCGGTGTAACCGGACTTACTTTCTTCGATGAAAGCCATCGGAGCGACTTCACGGGAAATCATTTCTCCCATATAGGCGGAAAACGATTTTTCTTTCTTGTCCATCGGAGCCGACATACCGTAAACGCTTTCCGCCACGGAGTAGCTATCCGAACGGATTGCACGATGGATGTACAGCGGGAAGAAACCATGCAGCGAGGCACGGTTCACACTGTATTCCGCTGTATGCCCCGCCATCGGAGAACCCAACCGCTTTTCTAGTTCCTCCGCATGGAAACTTTGTTCGTAGGTCTGACCATCCATAAGGATAGGTGGAAGCACAACGGATTCCGCATTTTCATAGCTTATCGACTTCCCTGCCCCGGTCATATAGTCAGGTCGTGCAATGTAAATAGCTCCCGTTGGGTAGTCATACGAGACGGCAGAGCCTCCCGTATATATAATGTTGTTGATTTCCAACTCGGCTTGATGATAAGACAGTATGGGCTTTACATATCCCATGTAGCCCACGAATACCAGCGGAGTGAGCGTGGTTCTGGGGATTGTTTCCGCCAGAATCTCTCCTACTGCTGCTTCAACTTTCAGCCTCATAGCAGGGGCGTTTACCTGAGACTTGCTGAGTGTTCCAGCACTCAGCAAGCCCCCAGGCAGATACAGTAGCCGAGAATCTGTGAGCGTTTCGTTCAGAATCGCACCCTCTACGCTTCTGACGATTCTTACGCCCATTGGCGCACTTATAAGGCTTCGAGCCTCAATAGGAGCGGTAATCGCTTCCACTTTCGGCGCACCAAGAATCGTGTTGGTCGAGGTTTCAGAAAGGGAGGTAGTAGTGAATGGAGAGAAATTTGCCTCGTTCTTCAACACTTCGATTGCTCGGTTGAACTTGTCTACAAGTTCTATAAAATACCATCCGTAGAGGGTGTCTGCCCTCTCCTTATAGGTACTGTACCCATAAAAATAATTCCGTCCAACGTACCCGGCTTTTTTCTCGACGGCCCATTTCCAAGTGATGAATCCGAGCCGATGAATGTTCCGGGTGACGCTGTTGAATTTTACCGCTGTCAACTCGCCGTACTGGCGGTCGATACAAGCGGCTTGTGCGCTACAATAGGTGGAATCCCACTCTAATCCGCACTTATCGAGAACATCTGCGACCTTGTTTACCAGGTCATTCCAGACGTATCGGCTGAAATCGGAGCATTGCCCTTGTGTAGTGATTGCCGTGTAAGCACGGGCCACATCCGCTTGACTGGCGGACCCGTTTGACTTATCCCACGCCCAAAGGGCATAACTCGAATCCAGCACCGGCAGTAATTCAATGCCCAAGGGTACGCTCCTCCTTTATCCGAATTTAGCGATTGCCTCGCCTGTATATAGAGACTGCATTGTCGTACCGACCACAACGTATGCTTTTCCATCCGTCAAGGAGATAAAGATACCGTTGCACCCGGCAGAAGCAGTGAATGAGCCATATTTTCCAATCGGTACGTCGTTACCAATCCACACACCGTTGGAGAACTGCTTGAAAATGGTTTGAGAGGGGGTGTCCACCGTGCCGCCGTTCAGCACCACATAGGGGCTGTCACTGTGATTCTTCGGGAATCCAATTTTGATACGCTGCACGTTGTCGGAACTGTAAACGGAGAAACCGTCCTCATCCATGGTGGTGTAATTCCCGTACCCGCTGTCTCCGTTGGCGTAATACTTACCACCATATATTTTCACATCGCCCTGAGCGGTCATATTGCCGTTCACGTCAACGATGAAGTTTCCGTTGCCGATGTCCAAAGAGCCGGTAAAATTGCCGGAGCCGTTGAAGATGAAGTTCTTGGCAAGGAAATCAAAGGAAATGCCCGATAATTCCCTACCGTTCTTATCAACGAACTTAGTTTCCCATGTGCCGTCATTGGCAATAATCGTCGTAAGGGTCCCCTGTTCGCTCTCTGCCGAGACTTTTACCTGTCCGGCAGTCTGTTCCAGCTTCGTGACGTTTTCCTTCGTATCGGACACGGTGGTGCTGATTTCATCGACCGTTTGAGATAGGTCGGAGTAAGCCCCCTCGATTTTCTCGGCTCTGGATTTCAGGCCGTCAATGGAAATATCGAGGTTGAACATCTTGCCCTCAAGCTGTTCAAATTTCTTGGAATTGATAGCACTGACGCTATCCCGCCGAGCATTGCCAACACTCTCCAAGCTGAGTTTGCTTCCTTCGGCGGTGCATTTAGTGATGTAGGTGACGAATTCGTAGCCGGTGGAATCCGTAACATAGATAATGTCACCCACATGGATTTTATCGGTGTACGGGACGCTGACCTTCATAGGGACGTAGGCAACTTCGCCCATCCGCAAGCACAGATACTGAGCCAGCGGCAGGAGGTTATCCCCTGCGTCACTTGCAATCAGGCAGTTCCCGCTTACAACGTAGGTGTTCCCCTCCTCCAAATCGGGAGGATAAACAACGCCCACGTCTTTATCACCCTGACTGAGTTGTACTTTTTCCACGGCCTTGACCGTATAATCCTCGTAGGAGAGGCTTCCTTGATAGTACACCAGGGCGTTTTCTTCTCCGGCCTCAGATACCAGGACCACATTCTTGTTGTCCTTGTACCAGCCGAAATCCACCAGACCGGTTTCCGTGGCTTGCACATACTGACCGGCAATCTGAGCCGCCCATTGCAGGAGGTCCCGGCCCGTAATACCGGTAACACCGATGGACTGAATCACATAATCGCCGTTGGCGATAAAGCTGTTGGATAGGCTCAGACCGCACTTAGCGCATACCTTCTCAACGAAGGTCAACAGGGTCATAGGGAACGTCTGTTGCTGTACCCATGCAGAGAGGTCCACATCCAGCTTTGTAATGAGGTCGTAGGCAATCACCTTGTAGGTGTGAGCCGTAGCACGGGTGGGCTTTTCGGCAACGAGGGTAGCAATCAGGACCTCTGTGCCGTCCTCGTACACATTGTAAAACCGGAAAGAGGAGCCGTTCGCCAACTGTTCGCTTCCGGGTTCACCCCAAAGCTGCAATTCCAGTTCGGCGGTGCAGACAGCACCCGGTTCAACGTCCTGCCCACTTACAGTGGTAGTGGTAAAGGAGGTGGACATGATTTTATCCTTGTTGATTTCGGTTCCGTCCGAGAGTATCAATTTGTGATAAATCATATTGTCCACCTCCTTTTATTTTTCGATGATGTTAATGCTTACGTTGGTCAACAGGCCACCGTTGACCACATCTGAGTAAAAATCGTAATTGCTGTTGCTGGCGTAGGCTTGAATGGTCCTGCTTCCAAGCACCGGGTCAGGGTATGTAAAAGAGAACTCTTTTCCTTGAAGCAGACCCAGTAGGTACGCCGCCTCCGATTTTGTCATTACCGGATAAACCAGGTTGACTTTTACCATCTGACGGCGAATCCACGCAATGTGCATGATGCCATCTTCGGTTCGGCCACTTTCAGAAGCAGCGTAGCTTTCGTACTCGATTTTCGTGTCCTTTGCCGGTGTGTAGATTGGCTTGTCATCGACACGCCAATCCGTGTTCAAAATGTTAATTTCCATTTTACCCACCTCACACCATCAAAGGATTCATACCGGTACGAATTCGCTCCCGTTGGTTCTGTTCCTTGACCACTTCAAAGAGCCTCCGACCATCGACGTACACGGCGATTTCTCCACCGCTGCCACCGTTCGTCTTGCCCATAGCAGCAACAACGGCTTTGTACACGCCCTCAGAAACGGCACTCACAATTTGGTCGTTGTTCACAACTGCGGTACGGTTTCCCACGTTGCCGACCAACTCAGGACCGGCTTCGTTTGCAATAAACATCTGACCTCTGTTCACGACACCGCCAGTGGCCAACTGAGGAATTTCCGGCACATTGATTGTCCGAATGGCTGAAAATGGGGTCAAACCGAGGATTTTGATGTTCCTGAGCTTTTCCAGCGCCCAGTTGATACCGTTAAATGGAATCGCAACAACCGAATTGATACCACGAATCAATCCGTTTACAACCCACTTAAAGGCGTTCAAGATTCCGTCCTTGATGTTGGTGAAAATTTCACCGCCAATCGAGAAAACTTCGACCACTTTTGCCCAGGCTTTGGAGAAAATATCGCCGAAAAAGTTACCGACTTTGGAGAAAACGTTTTTCACGCCCTCCCAAGCGTCCCTTGCTTTGTTCACGAATCCAGACCACAGACCAGAGAAGAAATCGCTGACCGGCATAACGACGTGTTCGTTGAACCATGTGGAGGCCACGGTCCAGGCTTCGGAAATTGCAGTCCAGGCTTCCGAGGCTTTCGTGGAAATGGTCTCCCAAGCATTTACGAAAAATTCCTTCACCGGAGTAATGATAGTTTCGTCGAACCACTCCGGGAGCGACGTGAATACGTTACAGATTTTCGTCCAGGCTTCGGAGGCTTTCGTCGCAATCGTGTCCCACGTTTCAGTGAAGAAATCCCCAATCGGCGTAAGGACGTTTTCGTCGAACCAGTCAGATACAACGGACCAAGCAGCTTGAATAATTTCCCAACACCCGCTTGCAATTACACCGATATTGTAGAAAATATCGGAAATCGTCTGCTCAACTTCGTCGAACAGGTTCGTGAACCACTCGATAGCGGGAGAGAAAAATTCAACGATTTTATCCCAACAGTTTTGAGCCATGGTGGATATACCTGTCCACATTTCAGAGAAAAACGTACTCACCGGAGTAATCAAATTTTCATCAAACCATTCGGACACAGTTGAAAATACATCACTGATAGCGGACCATGCCTCAGAGGCTTTTGTTGAGATTATGTTCCAACCTTCGGTGAAAAAGTTTGCAACTGGGGTTGTAACATTTTCGTTGAACCAGTCAGCAAGCGACCCAAACCAGTCACAAACACTGGTCCAAGCCTCACCAGCACCAGTGGAAATATCGTTCCAAGCGTTGGAGAAGAATTGAGAGATATTCTGGCCTAGTTCGCTGAATTTCTCACCGACTGCATCCCAATCCACATTCTGAGCGAGGATGATTGCAAGGTCGGTAAGAGCGCCGACGGCAAGGCCGATGATAGTACCAACGCCAGGGGCAACAGCAGTACCGGCAGCGGCAAGAATGGCAGCAATACCGGCACCAGCGGCAGTAGAACCGGCCGGAATCAGCAGGGCGCTAATCCAATCCATTCCGTTCGTCAAAGCGTCGTAAACACCGGTTGCATACATAGGAATACCTGCGATAATACCGCCTACGCCAGCGCCCAGAGCCGCACCGGCGGCACTAGCACTTATACCGCCGAGATTGCTTCCCGCCGTTTCAAGAGCGCCCGCTACGGCAGTTCCACCCAGATTTTTAGCAATCCAGGAAGCAACGCCCTTACCAAGAATGGCTCCACCGCCAGCGGTAAACAGGCCACCGCTCACGATTTGACCGAAATTCATCTTGTTCAATTCGGTCTGGATAGCGTCGGCAATGCCGCTCCCCTCTAGGGCCATACCGCCCAACGTGATACTCAGACCAATCGTCATGGTGAGCGGGTCCCCCAGGCCAGCTTCTTTCAGCTTCTGGATTTTTTCCAAGCCTGAGAGCAAGCCCACGGAGAGCTTCCACACTCCAATGCTCACGCCGATAGCCGCTACCGTGGTTGCGATACGGCCAAGACGAGTGTGAAGCAAATCGGTGAACGAGTTGATTTCGCCGGTGAGGCCGAGCCATTCTTTCAGCTTATCAGTGATTTCATTGATTCGGCTCTGAGTGGCCTCCCCGATGAAATCATAACTGGGCAAATTGATACCCAGGTCATTTCCGCCGTATGCACCAGCACCAGCGGAGCCAGAGGTTTCCGTCTGGATGTTCAGTTCGTCAAAGCCGGAAATGGTTTTCTGGAATTTCTTTGCGCTGTCCGTAGCATCCGCCAGAGCATCAGACGCAGACCCAGCGGCAGTGCCGGTTTTATCCAGCGAAGAATAATCGATTTCGGGGAGAGTGAAACCGACCAGAGAGGCAATCGAGTTTGCCACCAAGCGGATGACCTTCACAAATGCGATAGCATACGGGAGGACAGCGTTCAGAGCCGGGATGAAGATGTTGCCCAACGCTCTAGCACACTGAGAAAGCTGTGCTTGCAGAATACGTAACTGGTTTGCCGGAGCGTCGAGGGTTCTTGCCATGTCACCCTGAGCGACCGTAACCTGAGTGAGCATTTCGTAGTAACGCAACTGAGATTTCTCAGCCTGCGTCATGCTGGATACCGACTTTTTGATACCCAGCGTGTATGCGTCCTGTTGCAGTCGAGCGACGGACAGGTCATAACCCAACCGACGCAGGGGTTCCAATTCACCGGAAATACCGGACTGAACCTTCTGCATTGCATCTTCAACGGAAATGTTAAAGAACGAACTCAGGTCATAGCCGAGCTGAGTAAGGTTTTTCGACATGAGATACGCCTGGTCACTGGCTACGCCGAATCCTTCGGTGATAGCCATGAACGTACCTTCATTACGCAGGAAATCGCCAGGGTCAATACCCATCAATTCGCTCACACTTTCAGCATAATTGTGAGCTTCGCTGGCGTAGCTTCCAAGAGTGGTGTTAAAGAGGTTCAGGTCCTCAACGTAAGTGTTAGAACTCTTAATCCACTTTGCGATAACACCGCCGACCGCCTTTACACCGGTAATCGCCATCCTAAGTTTTGCGTATAGGTTAGCATAACTCTGAGATAGGATATTGATGGAGGAGGCACTTGTTTTGGCGCTGCTCCCCGTCCGAGTATTCGCAGAAATGAGTTTCTGTACGTAGCCAGGGAGATTTTTCATCGTCCCGGAAATTTCATTCAACTGGTCCGACAGAGGTTTCAGTGCCGACGTAAGTTTGTTGACACTGGATTGCAGTCCCTCCCAATCCAGGCTGTTCAACCCCTGAACCACAGAGGGGATTTCTCCGAGCGTCTTTACAAGAGAGGTGAACCCTTTCGCTTGAAAGGTCCCCAGACTGGAAAGAGCCGTGTCGAGGCTGACGATTCGGCTATAATCGGTAGGGAGCGCATTTATGCTCGTACCGATGTTGGTAAGCTGCCGAGCAATCGCCGGGGAGATTTTTACATCCTGAATGGAATTCAGGGATTCAAGGCTCGTAGCCAGTTTCGGAATCTTATCCAGTTGACTGATGTCGAGTTTTTCCAGGCTGGTGGTCAGCTTTGCAAGCTGATTCGCCACCTTGCCCAATCCAGAACCGCCCGTTACCTTCGCTTCGAGGTTTTCGAGCGAACGGGAGAGAGCATCAATACCGGCAACTGCTCCACTGGCCGTGGATTGCACTTGCAATTCAAGGCTTTCGATTGTTGCGTCCATTTAACTCCCTCCCGTTCTTAATATTTCTGGTTGTGGCGCTGGATAAAGGCTTGGACGTAATCCCGCACCTTTTCTTCTCTGGCTTTTTCCTTCTGCGCTTCTTGCTTTTCCTGCTCCTCCTTGGTCAGCGGGTAGGCTTGCTCCACATACGGGGTAGGTTGCGTACCCTTTTTCGCCAGCGGATTCAATATCGGACTGGCTCGGAGAATAGCGTCGTAGATGTACAATCCCTGTAACCAGGCTTGCTGATTCAGGTTCTTCCGTCGCAGTTCCTCCGCCTTTCGGTAGGAACGAACAAGAGCGCAGTCACCGTCCCAATACTGGTCCTCCGTCATGCCGATGGAGAGGTAATAAGGGAATTGCTCCCAAAACGTCTCCGTGTACGACACGGCTTTTGAATTTGTATCGGACGGCGGGTTTACCAGCTCGCCGTCCAGTTCACGTTTCCCTCCGGTTCTTCCGAATCGGTCAGGAGGGACAGAATCGGTTCGTTGTACATTTCGGACAGCTTGCCGATGAGGTCACTCTTGTTGGGCATGGAATCGAACATCTTGGCGATGGTCTCCTTGGGGGTGAAACGGTGATGTGCGAGGAAAGCGCCCTCAAACATGACCGGCAGAGTGGACATGGGCTTCTTGCTCACATCGGCGGCAATAAAGCCGTTCCGCTCCATCTCTGCGACGGTACGCCGGTTGAATTCCAGAATGTAATCCTTACCTTCACAGGTAACGGTCAGGGTCTTAGCCATAGAACATTTCCTCCTTCTCATTCGGTCACATGGACCAGTCTCGTAGTGGGAGCGACCTTCACGGTCATCCCACGGACTTCGTTCGTAGCGCCGCCGTTGACAACTGTGACCACATAGCCCTTGAAGGTCCACTTGCCGTCAGAGCCATCCGGAGTGACGGTATCGCCAGCGACAGTGCCGCCGAACCACAGGGCCAGGTCCTGCTCCTTACCGGCCATGGCTTCAATTTTCGTCAGGTCAGCGTTCTCGAAGTTGGCCTTGAATTCGAGAGCGTCAACCTTCTCAAGACCGGGGAGGTACACCTGGGAGAGGTGGGTGAGGGTGGTCCATTCGAGCATTTCGGGGCCGCTGCCAATGTCGGGATAATCCTTGATGTCAAGCAGCTTCTCGTACTTGTCTCCGGTAGCACTCTTGACCATCAAGAAGGTTTTGGACGTATTAGTTGGCATTGTTGTTACCTCCTGTAAATTGTTTTGTTTTTGGAAACGACCGCTCTGTATCGAGCAACCATTCGATATACGGTAGTGTCTTCTTCGTTCTGCACAGGGTTCATAAAGGTCCGTGTGAAACCAAGAACTTCCATCTGAGCGTCAATAAATCCGAGAATTTCCTTGCACTCAGCTTTCTTCCCGGTTGTTTTGTTGGAGTACACGTTCACTTCGTACAGAACTAGTGCATGGTTTTCGGTAGCGCCGGAATCCCGTGTCTTTTGAAACACCTGATTGTCAACTTCTACCAAAGTAACGCACGGAAAGGATGGCGGCTTTTTGACATATTCACCAGCAATGTAAATCTGGGGGTATTTTTCTCTGACCCTCTGGGCCACGAAATTGAATACCTCAGTCTCAATGTCAATCATCCGAACACCTCCCTTGCGATTTCTTGAATGTCCTGACAGACGGTGGTGACGGCACGGGCCATCGGCATAGTGGCAGGAGTACCACGGGAGAGCATCAACTCCCCGTTTTCGTAGAACCCCCAGACCTCTTTTTTGCCGTTGCCCTTGCCATATCCGCCAATCACCAAGCCCAACTCCGCCCCGTGAGGGTGAGGAGAAGAACCGGGTGAGCCGTTGTAATGGACACCAGTGCCGAACTCAACCCAAACAGCGTCTTCCCCATCCGCAATCACGACAGTGGTTGCATCTCGGTCTTGGACCGAAACTTCCACCTGTGCGTATCTCCGAATGGTTTCACCGCCTTTGAGAACAATTTCATCGGCGATTGCGCCAGAAAACCCGCTTTTCGCTTCTTCTGCCAACCTTTCAGCGACTTTTTTACGAAAAAGTTCAGTTTTCTGAATAATATCTTGCTTGTAATCTTCCAGTTCTTTTCTGGCTCGGCGGATGTCGTTCGCCGTCAGTTTGAAGGAAATGATTCTCTTACCCACTGACATTCACCTTGCTTATCGCAATCGAGACACTGTTCAGGCTCTTAGCCACCTTCTTGACGATGTAGTCATAGGGGGTAATGACTTTCCCGTCCTCAGTAGCCAGTTCGCCGGATTCGTCCAGTTGGGGGATTTTATCGACCCAAAGGACTGTGTACTCGTCAATGGGTGGGCCATCCGTTCCCATGACGATAACCTTGTCGTAGTTCTCGCTCTCACCAAACTGCCGTGTGCTTGTCTCGCCTTTGGCAGCGGAGATGTTTGCGAAGAACTCCGCAGGACTGTCACGAACGATTTGATATTCGCCGGTAATGTTCCCGTACTCGTCCATTTTTGGGGTTGTCCCCTTGTAAAGAGAGTAGAAAAATCGGCTTTTGTTCCGCTCCATCATCTTCATTTGACCACCCCCACATAAGGGGTGACAGATTTGAGCATGGAAGAAGGAATGTCACCGTTTTCGTAAGTACGGGAGATACCGTTCTCAGTGTGAGAGGTCTGCCCCTCCGCCCCTCGCTTGTTCAGCAAGTAGGCGGCGATTTCGCATTGCAGCGTATCGTACTGGGCGGGGACCTCTGTCACGCTGGAATCAAAGGGATAGGCCCGGTTGAGAATCTTTCGACCTGCGATTTTAAGGTAGGTGGACAGCACAGCGTCACTGTCAGAGCCACCGACCATTGCTTTCAACGCAATCAGCTTTTCTTCCTCGGTCATGCTGTCCACCTCCTGTTACGCAATCTCGTAGAAACCTTCGGTCTTGGGGTTGGTCTTGGGAGTACCAACGATGTAGCCGGTATCGGTCTTGGCGTAGTAGGTCTTGCCCTCCTGCACGGTGGTATCGGCGGACAGGGTAGCAGTACCCTTAACGATTTTCACCACCTTGGTAGTGTCAGTGAGAGCGGCCAGGTAATACTTCCGGGACCAAATCGTGTTCTGGCGAATATCGCCGTCACGGTCCTGCTCGATTTCCGTACCCTTCTTATTGAAAATGGTAACGGCCTGACGGGTAGCGACCACGATAGTACCCTTGGTAGCGTCCTTCTTGGTGTAGAGGTTCACGCCACCGACAGTACCGATGTAGCCGTTCCGGGCGAACGCCTCCACATATTTCAGGCTCTCGGCCAGGTTCTTACGCAGTTCGGCAACGTCGCCGGGATGGATGAAAGCGAAAGCCATGGCGGCCAACTTCTCAGGCTCGTTGTCGGTGCTTTCGACATTCAGGGAGGCCACAGCGTCCACGAACGCAGCGAAGTCAATCTTCGCAGTGGGAACGGCCAGGGTGGCCTTTTTGAACTCGGCGTACACGTCAGCGTTGACGGTGTTGAACATATCCGTACCCATGTGACGAACGCCGACAGGAACCAGCATCGGGTCAGTCATCTGCTGTTCGTCGTAATACTGGAACTTGTTCTGAGCCATCTGAATCCGGTACTCCTCCGGGGAGTAGGAAACTTCAATGCTCTTGCTGTTGCCCTGACCCATGGTCAGCTTCTCAGTGCCGGAAGTAGCCCGGTAAACGTTGATTTTGCGGACCATACCGGGGGTCCCGACCAGGGAACTGTCCACGGTGCAGAACTGCTGTAAATCCAGGTGAGAATTGTACTGGTCTTCTACCTCGTTGGACAGGTAGAAATTGTCGTAAATCTGATGAGCCATTTACTCATTACCTCCTGTGTCATTGTTGGTGTAGAGGGCTTTATAGTCCTCCGGGTGATTGACGGAAAACTCGTAGCGTTCTGCGGGGGACAGCTTGCGGAGTTTTTCCCTCGTCATGGTGCTGGAATCTCCGTCAGGGGTAGGTTTGGGAGTATCTTTCAGGGCCTCCGCACGGACCCGCTTCTCGACATTTTCCAGGTGCTTCTTCTGATTGGCAAAGACCTTTTCGGTGTCTCCATCGGCCATAGCCTCCGCCGTAGCATCCGCCAGCTTCTCGTCGTAACCCATGCCCAAGAGTTTTGCCTTGAACTTGGAGATTTCGCTTTCCCGCAGGAGTTTGTCATACTTGGACTGTAATTCGTCCCGCTCCTCCTGCTCCTTACGCTTCTTCTGCTCGTCCTCAGAGAGCTTTTCGTTCAGTTCCTTCTTCTTTGCCGCCAGTTCGGAAGCGGTCTTATCGAAGATGTCCTTCTTGACATAGCCGGTGTAATCCGGGTCCTCCGTCTCGAACGCCTCAAGGGCGGCAATTTTCTGTTCCTGGGTCATGTCGGCATAGCCGTCAATCTTGGAAATGTCGATTTTTGCCATGATAAATCCTCCTGTCTTTTAACGTCTTCTGTGACAAAATTTGCGATTTAAGGCTTCTCTGCCTGGTGCGATTTAAGGCTTCTCTGCCTATATTCCAGCGGGTTTCCGCTTAAATATCTTCTTGTTTTTGGTCATTTTTAGGGTCATTAGTATTATCCGGGGCCATTTTCTGAGTTAGTTCCTCAGCCTTTTTCTGCTGCTCCTCGTAGTAAGCCATGCTCATCGTGTAGGCAGATTCCGCATCGGAGAACATACCGGAATGCTGGAAAGCCAACTGGGGATGAATCTTCGGCTCCTGGAGCATGGAGATAAGCACCTGAGACTTGCTCTGGATAGCCTCGTAATTCCGCCGAGTGAACTTCATATCGATGTCGCTCAGCCGGAGGGTGAGACCGCCGATGTCCCGGCAGATACGAAGGACCAGCTTGAGCATCTTCTTTTCAGACCGTTTGAACACGTTCTCGCTGTCTTTCGCACGGGCCTCTGCGTCGGACCATCCATCCCGGAGCAACACAGCGGAGCCGGTGTCACTCGTAGAAGAACCTCCGTTTCTGTTGGGCATACCGCAAATGGTCAGCACGGCGCTGTAAAGGTCCTCTTTGAAGGTCTGAGCCTGTGTCTGGTTCAGTTCCTTCACGATGAGGTCCACATCCACGTTGCCGCCGTTCTCGCTGGGCGGGACCATAATTGCTCCCTCCCGCTTGAACTCATTAAACTTCGCCATGTCGATATTACAGCCGACGAACTTCCAGAACGCCTGAATGAACTGCTCCATGCCGTCCATCCGGTTACTCTCCACGTTGTTGATTGCATCCAGCAGAGGCAGGACGATTTCAAAAGCGCCGAGACGAGCGTTATTTGCCGGGTACTCGATAATGGGAATCATGTCGAGGGCGTGAGGTCTTTCCTCCACCAAAAGTCCGTCATTTACCAGGAAATACCGATTTTCGGTGTAAATCGAATAGTGCGTGATTTTGTTATCGTCCTTGCTGTACTTCACGGCCATGACCGGCTTGTTGCCTACCTCGTTGGAGTAGACCACGAATGTGTCTCTGGGGTCCAGAGTGTACAGTTCAAACGGAGCCTCATCTTCCTCACAAGGCTCATCCGGGAGAACGAGCCGGAAAGCAGTGCCACAAATCATCTGCCACTCGACCAGTTCCTGGTCCTGAGAGGCTTTGTCCTCGGCGAACATATACTCATTGAGGGTGTTGATTTGGTTTACGATGTCCTCTCCGCCACTCCGGCTCACATACTGGATAGGTTCACCGCAGAGATAGCCGACCTTGAAGGAGACGATTTCGTTTGCACGGTTTTCAATGATTTTGTTGCAGATTTCAGGTCGAACGTCCTTTTCCCGCCAGCGGATAGGCTGGTCTCCCCGATAATACTTCCAGAGATAGTCAATCTCGCTTCGATTCAAAGCGTGAACGCTGAGTGCCTTTTCCAGAACCTCAATCACGTTGTCTCTCGTGATTTCCGTTACGCTGGTCTTAATGGTCCGCCGACCGCTCATAAATCTGGTACTGCCCAAGTAAGCGGATTTCGTTTCGTCGATTTGATGTGCCACGTTCGCTCCTCCTTTCCGAAAAATAAAAAATGGGTGCATGATTGTAGAGGCTTGAAACCTCGTGCAATCATGCACCCATTCAAAATCTTCGACTGCGGTGCTTTCACACCTAAGTTTTATTTACTGTATCATTTTACCACTATATATAGTGGTTGTCAATACCGTTTACCACAATATTTAGATATTTATGCAAATATTCTGAATATTTTTGCAGTACATCACCACGGCCTCTGGAACACCTCGACCTGTTGACCAGACAGGCTCTGGGCGAACTCCGCCAGCATTGCCATACCATCAGGAACATCGTCGTGCTTGTTCTTACCGGCTACGGTGTACGAGCCGAGCATATCCATCATCTTCCCATAATCGCTCTGCCGTTTATAGAGAGAACTGTCCTTAAAAAGGCAATGCTCCTTGACCCAAGCGCTGTTGACGATGATTTTCGTCTCCTTGTTGGTGCTGGTAAATTTGGTCGTGATATGGGTAATGCCGCCACGCTCCTTGACCTCCTTCTGTACCTTTTCGGCGATACGGCCACCGGCGGAATTGCTCTCGAACCGGCACATCTTTACTTTCTGCCGAAGGAGGATGTTCACGAGCCGAGCGTCTACGATGTTCGGGAGGCTGTTGTCACAGACGCAATCCTCTATATAGTAATCATTGCCGTACACATACGCCGTAGGGAGAAATGCGTAGTCAGTGCCTTTGTCCTTCGTATCGCAGATACCGATGATAGCGTCCGGCCCCTCTGGCGGCAGTTCAAAGTACCGGCGCAGTTCATCCACGTCGTAGAGCAAACCTTCCCGTTCGATTGGCTGATTCATAAACAGAGCCTTGAAAGAGGCTTCATCCAGGTTGTTTCTCATGTCCTCGAAGTATTTCCGGCTGAATCCCACCCCGTAGGAATAATTGAAATTGCTCTCTCCCTCGTCATCCAGGGCCGGAAGAACGATGAATTTTGCTCTGGGGCTATCCCCGTACTGGCTTTCGAGCCGACCAATTACATCATGTACAGACCAGCGTGTAGCGATATGGATTTCCTTCGCTCCTTCCTTTTTACGGGATTTCAGGTCGTTGGTATAGGTACTCCACAACTTGTCCAGCCGCTCCTTGCTCATGGCCTCCTCGATACCAGAGCAAAGGTCATCGGCGTAGAGGATTTTGTCACATCGGGTAGCACCTGTTAGGGAGGCGTTGATTGCCCGACAGGTCAGGGTCGAGAATCGGTGCCTTTTGTGAAGGTCAATGGTTTCCTCCTTGGAATTGGTTGCTGCCAACTGGACCCCCGGAAATACGTCTGCCCAGAGATATTCACTGTCCGTGATAATCTGCATCACGCCGTCGTAGAACGAGCGGGTCAGCATACCAGAATGGGCAGAGGCAAGGGACTGAGAATCCGGGAACTTGCCCATGACCCACGACAGGAAGAAAATACCCAACGTAGACTTGCCCGTTCCGGGAGGCATGGAAATCGTCAGTAGGTCCAGGTCATCATCAATCAGGGCTTGCATGGCCTGAACGACTGGGTGCATGACCTTTCGTCGAGGGACATAGAATTTCTTATCCGGTTCCCGGTCCCACTCCACATAGAGAAGGTAACTCTCAAAATCAAAGGGCGCTGCCGCCAGCAGCACCTTCTTGTGAAGTACGAACAGAGAGCGCATTTCATCGTAATCCGCTTTCGTGATTCGGCGTTCAATGCACTCAGATAACGCTTTCAGATATTCCACGGCCAGCGGAATATCCGTCTTTTTTGCTTCCAGGCAAATATGATACAGGTCCTCGTATGCCTCTACCTGGTCAGGGCGTTTCTCGATTTGCCCCAAGATTCTGTCAAGCAGTCCTCTCATAAATTCCTCCTAAAAATAAAAAAAGGTGCGTTATCACTCAGAGAGATTAACTCTCTGTGCGATAACGCACCTTTATATAGTATTCAGTTTACTGCAAATCCATCATCAGCAGTTCATTGTAGAAATTCGTGTTTTTGCCGATGGTCTGCTTGATAATGCACCCGTCGCTCCACAGAATTTCCACGTCCACATAGCCATTTTCATACTCTTTGAGTGTACCAACGGTGGTTTGTCTACCGGACAATCCACCTACGATAGCCCCCGCCTCACCGAAAGCCGCTCCTCCGAGAAGGAATCCTCCGAGAGATGTGCCACCGCTCGTCCGGGAAACGTAAAGCTGCTCTTTTTGATTCTGCATCGTCAGGACAGCAACGGGGGTATAATGTAGGGTATCATCCAGCCCGAATACATTCCCGTACATCCGGTTCATGGTCCAAATGAAACTCCGCCACGCTCGACGAGGAAAAGACGAATCCAGCAGGACCCGCACAAGCGTCCCCTCTTTGGTTTTCCCGTAGAAGAACCGGAATCTCTTTTTTCCGAATGTCCAGAAATCGTGGGCTTTCCACTTTCCTACATTTCCTTTGTAGGTCCCCTTGAGAGAGGCAATCACACTGGCTACGATTTGCTTTGTTCTCTCCATATCATAGGGAGAATTGAATACTGCTACTCCGCTCATTTTTGCACCTCCAATGGGAGAATCGGGTCGTGTACGCCCTGTACCCAATCTATATCTCCGTATTTATATTTTCCCTCGTAGAAAGGCCGGTTCAACAATATGCTTCTGATTGTGGACGGCTGAAACCGTTTTCCATTTCGAGTGCGATACCCTTCCTCGTACAGGGTCTCGCAAATGTCAGCCAGCGGTAAATGGTTCTCGTCGTGTTCCCGGAATACCGTCTCCACAATGGGACGCTCTTTCGGATTTACTACCAGAGCGCCGTCCACGCAGGAATATCCGTAGGGCTTGTTTCCTCCGGCGTACCCGCCGCACTGTGCTTTCAGGCTGCGGCCTTTCCCCGTCCGCATAGCGATATTCTTCCGTTCCTGTTCTGCTACAAACATCAAAAGAGAACGGTAGATATTTGCAAAATCGTTTCCTTCTGCAAAACTTTCCGTGGCAGATATGAGTTTCACATTCCGCTTTTCGAGGGTATAGAAGTAGTAGAAATACAGCTTTGTGTCACGAGCAATCCGGTCATTCTTCATTACGATGACGGCCTCATGTGCAGGAAGTTCGTCGGGGTGATAAAGAATTTTATCTATTCCCGGACGGCCATCTTTTGCGCCACTCATTGCATCTTCGCACCAGCCGACGATTTCATAGCCGTTTTCTTTAGCGTATTCTTCAATACGACGGCGCTGAACTTCGATGCCGAATTTATCGGCAGCAAATTGTTCTTCGGTAGAAACACGCACATAGCCTATTGCTCTCACGAGATATTCACCTCCATACCGACCAACGCCGGTCTCTTAAAACTGTTTTGTTAAGGCTCTTAGATGCCATCCTTCTTAACGTAGGTGAGAACGATGTCGTACCCCAGAGCGTCCATAATCTTCACCAATGTTCTGTTGACAGCTCCGTCAACTTTCTTGCCAAAGGCGCTGACATAGGTTTGAGTAGTTCCGATTTCTTCGGCAATCTCCTTCTGGGTCTTTCCGGCTTCCAGTAGTTTGCGCCTCACATCGTATTGAATATCATTTTTAACCATCTCACGGCCTCCTTTCTTGATACGACGATTATAGCGCATCTCGAAGGACTAGTCAATGCTAAAATGATATATTCTTATGCTTTTTTCATATCTTTATACGGTATGAGCGGAACTCTCCCGCTGGTCCTTCTCGGCGGTTCCGGCGTGGCCAGCAGCTTGTCCAGGTCCATCTTCGGCGCTGGCTTTGGGGGAGCCTGTACCTTCACTTCCTCCCCTACGACCCACTCCACGGCGTTCCCGTTGGCAGGGTCCGTAATGCTCACGTTGTAGCCCATGGCGTTGATGAGACGGATAAACGTACTCAGATTCATGCCGGTCTTACGGCGCATTACATCCGCCACACTCGATTGCCCTTTCAGCCCCACGGCATTCGCAAGGGCAGTTTGGGTAATGCCCTTTTTCTTCATGGCCGCACGGATGATGTCTTCTTGATTCATATTATACCTCCTTAGTTCTTTAGTAAATAAGTATCGTGTTCCCACGATTATCGTGTATAAGCCATATCGTCTATATACGATACTATCGTGTGTACACAATATCGTGCGTAAACGATATATCGTGCATACACGATTATCACAGGATAGCTCTGTATCGTGTTTGCACGATAATATCGTGTGTACGCTATATCGTTTTGCCACGATTATCGTGTCTGCGATATATCGTTTTTACACGATACTATCGTTTATGCACGATAATATCGTGTGTACGCTATATCGTTTTTACACGATTGTCAAATTACTTAACTGTCACTTTCGGGAAGTGTTTCATCCCTCGTCACTACATATTCGTCATCAGAGATAGTGTAGTTGTCAGGAACGACTATTACCTTATAGCCCATGAGATTGGAAAGACGAACAAAATTGTCCAGCCTCATTGCTCGTTTATTTCTAAGCAACTCAGCTATACTCGATTGAGTTTTATATCCGGCTGCTTTCGCAAGGCTTACCTGGGTCATCCCCTTATTTTTCATCATGCTAGTAATGATTTCCCTGGGTTGCATAAAATCCCTCCTATAATTTCATCTGTTGGCTCAGATTGTGATGGGGATAATATAACACCTTTTCCTGATTATGTCAAGGGTCTTTTTATTTTTTGGGAGTATTCGGGCTACTTCCTCCGGGCCTGCGGCCTGGTTCATATCCCCCACCGGGTATGCACTTATTACTATCTGATTTTCGGCGGTTCACACTTGCATACTATATGACATTATGTGCGTCACGCCACACACACACCCACACGAAAAGAAAAAGATATAGAGGTATATCGAATACCCCTATATATAAAAATCGCATACAGAGCCGCCTAGGCCGTCACAATGGCACATCACGGAAATGCCCGTCTATCTAATCATAATTGAATTATATATCTACCCGGAAAAGGTAGACGTATATGCAAGAATTCCCCTACACGCCTATTGACGGCCCATAGGGGAAAGAAAAAGCCCGGCCCCATTATAGGGCCGGGTATGTGAATTAAAGTAAATCAGCAATAACCACGACGGGTAGCAATAACAGACAAATCAAAAATAGCACTATGTTACCCCCTTGTAAGCGGAACGCCATACCGCTTCACGCTACCGGGGTTATCCAGTTCCACCCACTGGATATTATACCACCGGGAATTAAAATCATCATAATATGCCACGGAAAATCCGTTATTTGCTAGGATTTGCAAGACAGCGGCATATATTTCCCGGAAATTCCGGTAGACTTTGGGAAAATACGGGAAAGAAAAATTGATAGTATCATTCCCTGTATTGACGGCCACGTTATAAAGGGTATTTCCCCTGTAAATAGCTGTTGCTACACACTTTTTCATACTTTTCACCCCACTGTAAAGCGATTATACGCCGTTTCCCGGCTATATTTGCAATAAATATCTGGAAAATCCCGTTTGAATCCGGTAGAATCGAATCGGGCGGAAACCACTAGCTTATTGCTTGCTTTAGCGGCCCCCTCTGTATATGTTTCCGCCCCGTCCATTAGGCCGATAATATCGGCCTTTAGGCCGTCATTTATGGCCGTCAATTCCTCTATCATTCTCTTATTTTCCCGGTATTCATTGCACAATTTTTCAAACTTTCCCATTGCTTTACCCTCTTTTCTTGTAAAAACAGATATATTTTCCCGTTTCCGGGGTGCAATTATAAAACCAAAAAGCGTTATACGCTTTTTCAAACGTGTTACATTCCACGTTCTTTTCAATCCACGGCCACGCAAGCCACGGGCTTTCCGGGTGCATACGGCACGGGACGAAAAGCACGCTTTCCCCGGCATTAAACAGCTTTTCCGCCTCTTTTTTGCTGATTCTTTCCAACTTTTCGGAAACATATTTATTCATAATTATTTACCCCCTTTATAAAATTCCCGGCCAACAATGCAATCATATTCCCGACGCAAACGGGAAAACATTTCCCGTTTGCTATACCATATAAAATTCACCCGGAAATAATATCCATCGATTTTATTGTAAATATGTGCCGTATAATTCCCGATATTCCCGGAAATTCTAATCAATTCACAACTTTTTATCATGTTTTTACCCTCTTTCCGGCAATGCCATGAATCCGGCTTTATCAAGGCCGCAAAAAGCCTTGATATGCCGCCCCGTCGTGGCGGACCACCCGGTCCACAACTTCATAAGCCCGCCGCCGGGGCAACGTGCTACAATGGGCGTATTATAGCTATATAGCGTTTCCGTTCCGTCGTTGTCCACCTGGACAACCGCTTTCCCGTAAAAACTTTTCCGCCCGTCAATCGGGTGTAATTCATACATTTTCATAGGTTTTACCCCCATTCAATACACAAAATTCCTTTAGCAGCTTTTCGACGGCGTTCCGCTTTTCGTCGTAGGTCATTCCCCGGTTATCTAGCACGGCTTTCGCCTTGCTTTCGTATTCCGTTATCCCGGTCAACCGGGGGCCGGGCATTCCCCGGTATCCCGTGCAAATCGTGACCCCGTAGACGTTGTATACGTCAAAATTCCACCCGTATACGCCCGCCGTGTAGGCCGTGGAAGAATGATTATATAAAAGGCATTGCAAATCACAATACCCAGCGGATTTTACGTTTTCCGCCCCGTCTACGATTGCTTTCCGTGTTGTCTTGTATGCCATGTTTATATCCCCTTTACTTGATTTTCGGAATTGTTATCACTAATTCCTGATTGCCCCATTATGATATATCACTTTTTCCTGATTGTCAACCCCTTTTTTCAAAATTCTCAACTTTTTTTCGGCGGCCCCGGCGCTACTGCAAGATTTTCTTTTTTTTTTGCTTTATATTGTATAGCATTCCCTTTTCCACCAACTTTTCCGGCCTAGGCCATGCTTTTAACCCGGCTTTTCAGTGGTTCATAGCCTCTGTTTTTATACATATTCACCTTTTCTGACCCGGTATAGGTACATTGTGTCACCGGTTCAGCTCCGTCAGGCATGAACCTCGGAACCAGGTACGATTTTGGGTGCAAAAACCGCCCCGCCAGGGTCATAACCCCGGTGAGGCGGTTTCATAGTCGCTAGCCATAGTCGCTAGCCATAGTCGCTCACTCGTCTTCGTCCGAAAGTCGCTCCTGATAGTCGCTGAGCAGGTAACGCTTCCGAATGTCCTCGGCGGAATAGTCGCTGTCATTCTGCTGGTTCGGGGTCAGAACATACTCGTTTTTGTCCTGATAACCGTAGTTGTTCTTGCCGAGAAAAATCCCCGCCACAGGGTTGATTTTTCCCGAATTCATGTAAGTTTCCCACTGATTTTCAAGCAAAAAGTACGCTCTTTTTATCTGGACCGCTACCTCTGGCGGCAACGCTGTCTTATATCCAGCCCCTCCCGTAACAGCGTCATGTGTAATCGCATACAGCCACTGTCTGTTATGCCCATTCAGCGCAATCGCCATTCCAACGACCGTAGGCTTCATGTCATACCTTGCATACAGCGCAAAATACTCTGAAAGTCGCTGCTGGACTGCCACAGGGTCCTTCATGTCAATGTCCGGCATAGC